TGGTTTCGGATGCTGAAGTTGAGCATGATAATTCGTCAACGCTCAAGGCGAACCCTGCGTTTGGCGAGAAGAACAACCGCAGCTTCGCAGACAACAGCAATCTCCACGACTTGCGATGGCGGTCAGGGATACCAGATGCGGGGGCTTGGGACTTGGGCAGACGACGAACACTCGGATGGGACTGATGCGCGTCTTTGATGGTGTTCTATACAACGGTGAGGCTGATGTTCTTGAGTGTCGTTTGTGGGAGTTGGCTGACACTGTTGATGCGATGGTCATCATTGAGGGTGACAAGACTTTCACCGGCAAGCCTCGGGTCAGGGAGTCACGGGATCGGTTTGCCAAGTGGGCTGATCTAATTCATTGGGTGGACTTTGACACCCCTACCGATCCGAACCCTTGGATGGTTGAGAAGGCGACCCGTGACCAGTTGCTCATCGAGTTTGATCGCCTTGGCTGCAAGTCTGATGATGTGATCACTGTGTCTGACGCTGATGAGATTTGGAAGCCGAGTTCGGTTGATCAGTTCGCAACTGGTTGGCATCATGCTTTGATGCGCAACTTTGCGTTCAGTGTGCATTGGGAACGACCTTTGCATATCACGATGGTTGCTGGTACTCGTGGCAGTGCTGGCGATTCTTTGGATGATATGCGCAGGTTCAATCGCACGAAGATGCCTGTTGTGTTTGGTGGTTTTCATCTTGGTTGGATGGGTGGGGTGGATTGGTGTGTAAACAAATTGACTGAGTTCTCTCATCAGGAATACAACGTGGGTAACACTCGCACAATGATTGAGGATTGTTTCACCTACGGAAAGTTTGTGAATGGGGAAATCATGAACGAAGTGGAGATTGATTCTGATTGGCCTTGGTGGGTTCAGGCTGATTTGCATCCTGAGTCATGGCGTTCAAAGAAGCGTTATGGCTCATAGTCAGCAAAGGGATTTCTTCCAACGAGTCAAAGATAAGCATCCTAAGTTCTTTGTGGATGCGTCTGTTCTTGATGTCGGTTCGCTTGACATCAATGGGACGGTTCGGGACTTCTTCACCGGCGGCTCATATCTTGGGGTGGATGTGGCTGATGGGGTTGGGGTTGATGTTGTTGGCTTTGGGCAGAGTCTTGAGTTTGAGGATGGCAGTTTTGATGTGTGTTTGTCGGCTGAATGTTTTGAACATAATCCTGAGTGGGTGGCGACGTTTGCGAATATGGTTCGGATGTGTAGGGGTTTGGTGTTGATGTCTTGTGCGACTTCTGGTCGTGAGGAGCATGGGACTTCTCGATGTCATCCTGGTTCGTCGCCTTTGTCTGTGGAGTTGTGGGATTACTATCGGAACTTGACTGAGGCTGATTTTGTGGCTGAGTTTGATTTGGATGAGATGTTTGGTGAGTGGTCGTTTGAGGTGAATGAGGATTCCTGTGACCTCTACTTTGTCGGGTTTGTGAAGTAACATAGAGGAACTATGGCGATCACCAACGGCTATGCCACACGCAACCAGATCAAAGCAGCTCTCCGCATTGGGACGGCTGACACTATTGATGACGATCTGATTGACAACTGTGCTGGGGCTGCTTCACGTCTGATTGACGGTTACTGCAACCGCCAGTTCTGGTCTGTTGGTTCTGCAACCACTCGTGTGTATATGGCAGAGAATGATTTCTATTGCCACATTGATGACATCGCTGGAACTGCAATCATCTTGAAGACTTCAGGTGCTACCGATGGAACCTTTGATGTGACTTGGTCTACAACCGATTATCAGTTGGAACCATTGAATGGTCGCTTGGATGGCTTGCAATGGTCATACGACAAGATTCGTGCAGTTGGTGACTATCTGTTCCCAACGGTCAACGGCAACTATGGCGAGCAGGCTTTGGTTCAGGTGACTGCTGTGTTCGGTTGGCCGTCTGTGCCTGAACCTGTAACACAGGCCACGATCATTCAGGCTTCACGAATCTTCAAACGATATGACTCACCGCTTGGTGTTGCAGGTTTCGGTGACTTGGGTGCCATTCGTGTTTCTCGTTTCCTTGATCCGGACATGGCACAACTTGTCGAACCGTATCGACGGATGCGACTCTTCGCATGAACGAAGCAACAACCGTCACGCAAATCAAACAGGGGTTGCAGGTACGCCTTGCAACGATTAGCGGGCTGAGGTCTTACGCCTATCAGCCTGACAATCTGAACACCCCGTTTGCTTGGCCGATGCTGGACACGATCACCTACAACGGTGCGATGCGTGGCGGTCTCATCACCCATGTGTTCACAATCTCTGTGGTGGTGGGTCGGTCAGCTGAGCGATCTGCCCAAGCTGCGTTGGATGGCTTCTTGTCCTATGAGGGTGCGACTTCTATTCGTGCCGCTTTGGAAGGGGATCGCACCTTGGGTGGTGTGGTCGCGAACCTGCTGGTCGAGTCGGCTTCAAACATTTCCACGATGGAAGGCAACGACACCACCTATCTGATGGTGGATTTCCGTGTCATCGTTTACGCCTAACGGTTGCCCGCTTGTGGCTGGTGCGTGTAGAGTTATCGCATCGGCTCAGCCGAGCAGAAGTAGTTCAACTCGATAGCCGATAAGGCAGGAGCATCAAATGGCAAAGCAAGTTTTCACAAACGTGACAGTCACCTTCGGTACTGCCAACACAGATATCACCCAGTACGTTTCGTCCGTGACCCTGTCCACGACAGCTGCTGAAGTTGCAACAACTGCAATGGGTTCCTCGGCTGTGACACGAATCCAAGGTTTGATCGACAACTCGGTCACGCTTGAGTTGCATCAGGATTTCCCAACGATTGAGAAGTTGTTCTGGGATGCTTACACTGCTGGCACTGCTGTACCGATGACGATCAAGCCAAACGGAACTGCTGCTGCTTCTTCTGCGAATCCGCAGTACGCATTCTCGGCTCTGCCCGTTTCTTGGACACCTGTATCGGGTGCCGTTGGTGACCTTGCTGTAGTGAGCATCACCTATCCAATCTCTGGTGCAATCACCAAGACTGGCACTGGCGCATAGTTTCAACATAACAACCCTTACCTGCGGAGGTATATATGAAGATTGCACTTGAACTTACGAGTGCGCTCGATGGCAAGTCACGAAAGATTGTGGCTGCGTTCCCAGACTTCATTGCGTTTGAGAACAAGTTCAATCGAAGCGTCGCCAAGTTTGAAACAGAACTCACGTTGACTGACCTTGCGTATTTGGGTTGGCATGCTGAGCATCGTTTGAAGAAGACTGGCCTTGACTTTGAATCATGGTGCGATGAGATTGAATCGCTAGAAGTGGGAGATGCTGCTGAAGCAGTGATCGTCCCTTTGGAGATCAGTCAGCCCACTGGATGATCGCCTATTTGGCGGTCGAGACGGGGATTGCTCCCTCCAGTTTGCTGGCAGAATCACCACGAATGATCTTCACAATGCTCGCCTATCTTCGTTGGAGAGCAATTCATCTGAAGAGGTAGTCTGAGCGAATGGCAATCAACAACGCAATCGGTCGAGCAGGCCAGGTCGGTTTCACACCTGCTGGAAATACCGGTGTTGAGATTGTTGGCATCACCCAGTTCATTCGTGACCTAGCCAAATCCGATCAGAACTTCAGGAAAGAAGCCAACAAGGCTTCCACTGCGATTGCCAATTTGTTGGTTGTGGCCGCCAAGTTTGAGGCAGGTTCGGTCACTCGTAACCGTCAGGCAACTGAGGTCATGAAGGGAATGAAGGCTAGGACTTTCAATTCTCTACCAGCAGCAGTTCTTTCAAGTAGTTCAAACTTTGTGTCCAAGTCCCGTCCGAACCGTAAACGCAAGCGCAAGGTGACTCGGGGTGACGTGTTCTTTGGTGCTGAGTTCGGTGGTGCCAGAACCCCAAAGACCCAGCAGTTCCTTCGACATCGAGGCAAGTCGGGCTACTTCTTCTGGCCTACCGTCAGGAAGCACAAGAAGGATATTGCCAAAGAATATCTCGATGCGATTGACCGAGTTCTGAAAAAGTTAGAAGACACCAAGATGCAGGAAGCCGCAGCCCGTCAGGCTGCTGGTGGGGTTTACAACATGACGGATCAGGGTCTCACCTTCGTCCCTGATTGATACTTGACTCGGGCTGTCATTCCGCTACCCTGACAGGGAGGGAGGTAGTCATGGCAGTTCTGTTTAGCAATGTGAAGGCGATTGAGCCGAAGCCGTTGGCTTCGTCTTGGGAGCAGCTGCGTGAGCTGTTGGCGTTCCACGAGGAGAATGCTTCCAAGACTGATGGGGCTTTGTGGTCTCCTGTTGAGTACTACCCTGACACGACTCGTGGCAACCGTAATGTGCGGTTCATTGAGGCGTTGGTTGTGGACATGGACGGTGAGTCGTTCCGTGAGGCAAGGCTTGATGGGTTGGAGTGGTTTGCGTATTCAACGTATTCGCATTGTGATGATGATCCTCACTATCACTTGGTGTTGCCTTTGGCTGAGCGTGTGCCTGCTTCATTGTGGCGGGCTGTGTGGCAGGGGTTGCATGAGCGGTTGAATCTTGTTGGTGACCCGCAGACGAAAGATCCTGCACGGTTGTTCTATCTTCCTCAGCATGCGCCTGGTGAGACCTTTGAGTTTCATGAGGGTCGTGGCGTGTTGTTGGATACTGATTTCAGTTGGGATGTTGTGGAGCAATCTAAGCCTGTGCAGTCTCGGCAGGTTCGTCAACCTCGTGCGCGTCGACATGAATCGTATTTATTCACTGAGCAATTCTGGAATGAACCTGCAAAGGTTTGGTCGTGGACAGGTTTGGAAGGTGCTGAGAAGTGGAAGGCGGCTTCAACAGAGTTTCGTGCTTTGCGTCAGCGGTTGGAGGCAGGCGAGTAGAATCGGCGCATGGCTGGTGAGCGCACGTTTGTTGTCAAGTTTGTTACCGATATTGGTGATGCGACTACTGGCATTGGAAAGATGGCCAAGAGTTTCTCTGGGTTGAGTGGTCAACTAGAGAAGGGTGTTGGCTCAGCGTTGAAGAACCTGATCCCGTCGTTCAAGACGATGGCGATTGCTGGTACTGCTGCGGCTGGTGCGGTTGCTGCGGCATCATTCAAATTGGTGCAACAGGCATCAAATCTTGAGGAGTCCCAGTCCAAGGTGAACACGGTGTTCGGCAACTCGGCGTTCATCATTGATAACTTCGCAAAGACTTCAGCATCTTCATTCGGTATCACGAAGCAAGCTGCGTTGGAAGCATCAGGCACGTTCGGCAACTTGATCCAAGCCTTCGGCATTGGTGAGGGTCAAGCTGCGAACATGTCAATCACATTGGTTCAGTTAGCTGCTGACTTGGCTTCATTCAACAACACCAGCATTGAAGATGCCATCATTGCATTGCGTTCAGGTTTGTCTGGTGAAACAGAACCGTTGAAGAGATTTGGTGTTGCGATCAACGATGTTCGCTTGAAAGAAGAAGCAAGGACTCTGGGGTTGTATAGCGGCAAGGGTGCGCTTGACATCACAGCCAAGACTCAAGCCGCCTATGCGTTGATTCTGAAAGATACGAACCTGGCTCAGGGCGACTTCGCTCGAACCTCGGAAGGCTTCGCCAACCAGATGCGCATCTTGCAGGCTTCGTTGTCTGACGCTGCAACTGAAGTCGGTTTGGTCTTGTTGCCTTACTTCAAAGAGTTTGTTGGATTCATCAACGACAGGATTGTTCCTGCGATCACAGCGTTCGCTGAGAACCTTGACGAGAAGGGTCTTGGTCGATCCTTTGAGTTTGCAATTGCTGCGATGGGCGACTTCGGCATCCAAGCGATTGCGGTGATGAAGTCTGCCTATATTGCAACACTTGAGTTCGCCCGAAGTTTGGCTGACATTCTTGAGAAGTTGGGTCAGGTTGGAATCGTTGCTTCAGCTCTCTCAGGAAATGTGTCTGGTGCGTTCAAGTCGGCTGCTCTTGGTATTACGGCCAGCAACGTAGGAGACCGTATTGATGAGCAACTTGCTGGTGCGGATCAACTGTTCTTAGATTTGGCGAATGGTGTCAGGACTGCTCGGTTGGAGTTGGATGCGTTGAAGTTCTCTAGCAATCGAACCACTGAGCAGCAGGTTCGGAACGCTGAGCGTGTTGGCAAGGTCATTCGGACTGGCAAAGAGGAAGAGGATGACAAGACCAAGTCAACGACTGGCGCGGCTAAGGCTGTGGAAACTGCGAAGCAGAAGTTGGAGAAGTACACGGATGCGATGCGGGCTTCAACCAAAGCATCCAAGGCGTTCACTCAAGCGCAGAATGATTCCAAGCGGGCTAATGAGGCGAAGGCTCAGGCTGATTCTGATCTAGCCACAGCGGAAGCTAACTTGGCGCAGATCACGGCTGGGTTCGGTGCTGATTCTCCTGAGGCTAAGGCGGCTGCGGTTGCTTTGGATAAGGCTCAGCGTGGCGTTGAGCGGGCTGGATATCGGATTGAGCAGTCGACGTTCGCTGTGAAGGATGCTGAGTTGGAGTTGGCGAAGGTTCGTAAAGACCCTGAGTCTTCTCCTCAGGCTATTCGTGAGGCTGAGATTGCGTTAGCTGAGGCGAAGTTGGCTTTGAAGGATGCGACTGATGATCAGTCTGATGCGACTGGTGAGTTGAAGGATCAGCAGCAGTTGTTGAATGAGGCTGTGTCTGGTGCGACTGATGGTAGTAAGGCTTATGAGGAGGCGTTGAATCTTGTCAATGATGCGAAGAAGCGTCAGGCTGATGCTTCTGAGGCTGTGGCTGATGCGATTGATCGTGAAGCTGACGCTCAGGAACGTTTGAATGATGCTAATGAGAAGCAGGGTGAGTTGGCGAAGTTGTATCCGAAGATTGCTGCGAACAATCCGATGTCAGAGTTCACCGGCACTGTCGGGTCTACGGTGACTGGCAACGCTAGTGGTGGCATGGCTGACATCTATCGTGGTCAAACAAATGTGGTGGTGAATGCTGGGTTGGTGTCTAGTCCTGATCAGGTGGCTCAGGAGATTCAGGACATTCTGAATCGTCGTGCTAGGAACAATGGAGGGAACCCGTTTACGGGAACGTTCGGCTGATGGCGAAGGTTATGAAGTGGGGGGAAACGGTCAAGGTGTTGTTGGATGTCGGCTTTCTTGCTGACGCTTTCACACTTGATTCATCAACATTGGATGGCGGTGACACGCTGGATGGTTCAACAGACTTTGTGGACATCACCGAATATGTGCAAGCGGTCAACATCAATCGTGGCCGTCAAACCCAGTTAGATACTTTCAACGCCGGAACTTTGAACATCGTTGCGAACGATCAGGCTTCAGGCCGCCAGTTTGACCCACTCAACACCGACTCGACTTGGTATCAGGGTGATCTCGGTATTGCTCCACGTCGCCAGGTGCAGGTGTACGGTGGCACCGCTGGAACAGCTGCGATGTTCTCAGGCTACGTCTTCGACTTGAACATCGACTATGCCGAACCACAACTCTCAACCGCCACCATCCTCGGTGTCGATGCCCTAGCCCAACTATCACAAACGACACTCACCGCATTCACCCCATCGGCTGAACTCACCTCAGCCCGCGTCAACACCATCCTGAACAGGAGTGAGGTGGCTTGGTCTACAGCGTTGCGTTCGATCTCTACTGGTGTCGCAACGTGTGGGTCTGTTGCCTATGAGGATGCGACGAATGCGTTGGCTGCTTTGCAGGCTGTGCAGTTCGCTGAGGATGGTCGTTTGTTTGCTGACCGTTCTGGGAACATCAATTTTGATGCGCGTGTGTCCACTTCGTTTGGGACGGCTGTGGCAAGTCTTGGTGGTACTGCGAAGGGTGCTATTCCGATTCAGTCGTTGTCAAACATTTATGGTGCTGAGACGGTGGTGAACCGTGCAACGGTGCAGATATCTGGTGGGACGGTGTCGAGTGTGGCGAATGGTACGGCCAGCCAAACCGAGTACGGCATCAAGACTTTCTCGTTGACTGACATCCCGTTGGATACAGCTGCGGCTGGGTCGGCTTTGGCTACGAATCTGGTGGGTAGGTTCAGTGAGCCGGAGGTGAGGTTCTCGGAGGCTTCGGTGCTGGTCAACATGTTGACGGCTGCACAACAGGAACAGATTGCAGCTTTGGAGATTGGTGACATCCTGTCAGTGACCCGAGTGTTCACTAGCGGTGTGCCGCTAACCGTCACCCAGAATGTGGTTGTCGAATCCATCCAACATCGCCTCAGCCCTGCCAGACATGAAGTGAATATTGGCTTCGGCAAGATTGATTTGATCACACCGTTTATACTTGACACGTCGCAACTTGACGATGCAACCGTTGGACTACAATAGGAGAACTATGGCACTCAGACCTTCATTCGCTCCAGCAGATGTGCTGACCGCTGCAAATATGAACATCATTGCAAACAGTTTGATCGCTGTTGCAGCGCAAACAGGAACCGCATACACAATCGGCACTGCCGATGTCGGCAAACTTGTCACCTTGAGCAATGTTGCTGCACAAACAATTACCATTCCAGCGAACGCCTCTGTCGCATTCGCTATCGGTGACCAAGTGAACTTCATGAACCTGTCCACCGGAACAGCAACCTTTGCCGCTGGTGGTACTGCTGTGATTCGCTCCGCTGGATCAAAGTTGAAACTTTCAACACAATATGCAGTTTGTACCGTACTCAAGATTGATACTGATGCTTGGGTTATGCTCGGCAACGTCTCGGCGTAATCATGCAACTCCTTGCGGGCGTAGGTGGTGCTACTCCTCTAACAGTTGAGTATCTCATTGTTGCTGGTGGAGGCGGTGGTGGTGGTGATAGAGGAGGAGGAGGAGGAGCAGGAGGTTATCGTTCATCTATAACTGGTGAATCATCTGGAGGAGGTCAACCTTTAGAATCTTCACTCACATTAGTTTTGAATACGAATTACACACTCACAGTTGGTGCTGGTGGAACTGGAGTATCATCTGGAACTGCTGCTACAGGAAGTAGTTCCGTTTTTAGCACAGTCACTTCAACTGGTGGTGCTGGTGGTGTTTCTACTGGTACTGGTGGTGCGGCTGGAACATCAGGATATTCAGGTTCGGCTTCTGGTGGAGGTGGAGGTTCTGGAAGTGCAGGTTCCACTGTCAATGGAGGCAATGGTTTAGCAAGTTCGGTGACAGGCAGTTCTGTCACTCGTGGTGGTGGTGGTGGTCGTGGATGTTTGGATACTGGCGCTGGTGCTGGAACTGGTGGTTCTGGCGGTGGAGCCAATGGTGCAGGTAGCTCAACTCAGCCTGCTGCATCTGGAACAGTAAATACTGGTGGTGGTGCTGGTGGCGGTCGTGATGCGATTTTCGGTACTGGTACAGGTGGGACTGGTGGTTCTGGATTTGTTGCTCTTCGTTATTCTTCCGAGTTCACAATCACGATTGGTGCAGGTTTGACAGGTTCAACATCAACTGTTGGAGCAAACAAAGTCACTACGGTCACTGCTGGTACTGGGAATGTGAGTTGGGCATAATGGCACACTACGCATTCCTTGATGAGAACAATGTTGTGACTGAAGTAATTGTTGGTCGAAATGAAGATGAGATTGTTGATGGAATCTCTGATTGGGAGGCGCACTATGGTGCGTTTCGTGGTCAGCGTTGTGTGAGAACTTCGTACAACAACAAGATTCGCAAACAATATGCAGGTATCGGTTTTACTTATGATGAGGTAACTGATGAGTTTGTTGCTCCTCAACCATTTCCGTCTTGGTCGCTTGATGAGAATAATGATTGGCAACCACCGACATCAATGCCAGAAGGTCACTTCTACTGGGATGAGGATTCGTTGTCGTGGGTCGCATACCCCGCTGGCTGATAGTTCTTCCTGCTGTAGTTCTAAGTTTCTTTCCGTTCGTTGCTCGTGCTGATGCGGTTCAAGGCTTGGATGCCTCTTACTACGTTGTAGACGAGATACCGCCTCAGCAGTCAACGAGTTTGTATACGTTGTGTGCGAGTGAGGTTGAGAACAATATAAATCGCAGCTATGACGGTGAACCTGTTGAGGGTTGTCCTGATGATCTGTTCATGGTGCATCTGTCGGGCTTCATCATGATTCCAGAACACACCACCATTGAGTTCATGTTGGCTTCTGATGATGGTGGTGAAGCAACTATCGGTGGCAATACTTGGGGATCATGGACTGATCAGGGTTGTTCGGCTTGGCAGTCTGGGAACCTCAGCCTTCAGCCTGGCAGTCTGCCACTTGAGGTGTGGATGTACGAGAACGGCGGTGGTGCATGCCTGATGTTGGCTTGGAACATTGATGACGCAGGCTGGGAGATTGTGCCGGACGAAGCCTTCAGCACTAGCCATGTGGCCTCAACGACAACTGATGTGTCCACAACGGTTGAGGCATCTACTTCTTCCGTACCCCAAACAACATCAACAGAATCAACGACGACCATGCTAGAACCGTCAACCACTCAAGCATCTACATCCACCACTTCAACGACGACCACCTCGACGGTGCCTGCAACCACGACCAGTACAGAACCCGTATCGCCACCGCCAGCGCAGCCACCTGCAACGGTTGAGCAACCGCCCACAACGATGCCAGCACCACCAGATACGGAACCCACACCACCAGAGACACAACCAATTCCAGAACCAATCCCATCAGACCCTCCAGCGACAAACCCTACTGTTCCTCCAGCCGAAACCCTACCGTTGCCTGACTTCACAAGCCCACCAGACGCGCCACAAGCCCCCGAGACGCTGCCAATCCCCGACACCGTACCTGCGCCACCTCAGACCATCCCAGCCCCACCAGACGTGAAAGAAGCCTTGACCGAAGAACAGTTTGATGCCGTCATCGAACAGCTCTCAGAAGCCACCGAAGAACAAATCGTTGCGCTAGTCGACGACCTCATCACCAAAGACCTTGACACCAGCCAAGCAGCCGCATTCGTCTCCAGCCCTGCCGTGCTTGCCGCCATCAGCAGCGTTCAGGCTGAGGCTTTGTTCAGTGAGATCAGCACGGATGAGTTGTCTGTGGAGCAGGCTGCTGAGGTGGTGGCTGCGGTGCAGGATGCACCTCCTTCGGTGCGTCAAGCGTTTGAATCGGTGTTGAATATCTTCTCAGGGTTCGCCGATAGTTATGTTCCGTTCGATTCACGCATCCCTGTGTCTGAGCGTCGTGCGTTAGTTGCGTTGGGTGCGGTACTATTAGCGGCAAGTCCTGCGCCTACTTTACGGAGACGACAATGAGATTCTGGGGCGAGATTCACGCACTCCTCTGGACTATCGGCGCATCCATCATCACGATTGGCACGTTGTCTGGGTTCACCCAGCAACTTGCCATCTGGGTGACGGTTGGAACTTTGGCTCTTCATCTTGTGGGTGTCCTAACCAAGAAAGAAGACAAGTCATGAAGAAGATGCAAGATGTCGCCAGCCGCATTGTGGCTGTGTTCCTATCGTCAGCACTAGCAATCGTGGGTGGCTCGGCAGTGTTAGCCCCTGAACTCGCCATCTGGAAATCGGCATGTCTTGCCGGATTCGCAGCTTGCGCGACCGTGATCCAGAAGTTGGCCGCCGCATCGCTCGACGGCAACCTCAGCATGGAAGAAATCAACGAAGCCTTCGGTGCGAAAAAGAAGTAAACGCATGACCAAGATGCCTTGGCCTTTGGTGCCGATCAAGTTCTGTGAACATCTCAAAGGCAAGAAGCCGTCCGAGATCACGACACCGATGTTGCGTCGACTGTCTTGTGGCGGAATGATGCACCATTGTGCAGCTCGTGCAGTTGAGGCAATGATCGCGGCTGCAAAGGCTGACGGTGTCATCTTGAAACCGACGAGTTCCGGCGACACATTCCGAAGCATCCAACAACAGACCGCTGGGTTCGTCGTTCGCTACAGCAAGACCCCTCTGCCAAATGCCTCGACACGCACTTGGAACGGTGAGAAGTGGTATCTCAAGCCAGGCAACGCCCCACTGGCCGCACCTAACGATGACCCGAAGACTTGCTCACGTCACATGCTGGGTATCGCCATTGACATTGCGAATACCGGCAACAAGAAAGTGATGGACTGGTTGCTTGCCAACGAGCAACGCTTCGGCTTCAGCCATGAGGTTGTGGAGATGCCTGGTGCTGAGCCTTGGCACATTCGGTTCACTGAAGGTCAAGCCATGCCTCAAGCCGTCCTCGATTACGAAGCGTCCAAGCCCGCATGATGGACTGGGGAATCGTTCTCGCAGCTCTGATCGGCTTGGTTGGCACCGTGTTGACAACGCTGATGATGGCGTTCCGCAAAGAGAACCACGATGACCACGCAACGGTGATGGAAGCAATTCGCACCATCGGTGGAAATGTGGACAAGATTGACAGTAAGTTGGATTCACACATCGACTGGCATCTCAAGGGGACGAACAGTGGGCAAGTTTCTAAACGAAATACGGCAAGAAAGCCCACAAAAAAGGCGTGACCGGATCAGCGAAATCGTTGCTGGACTCAACGACCAAGATGGCAAAGACCTACTAGAAGCCCTGATCGACCCAACGATCACACCCGCCCAAATCATCAAAGCCCTCCAAGCGCGAGGGATAACACTTCACGGCTCAATCATCACCAGATATCGGGCAACCAATGTCGCTCGCTGACACCATCCGCAACGGACTCACGCCAGCGTGGCCAGTGGTAACACCAGGCAAACGGTACGCAGTCCCCAAACTCAACATCCAACCACCCACCGTCGGTGTCTACGAGAAGGCGGTCATTCTGCCCGACATGCAGATCGGCTACTTCCACCAAGCGAACGGAACACTGGAAGCCATCCACGATGAAGACGCAATCACCTGCGCACTAGCCATCGTCAAAGCAGCCAAACCCTCACAAGTCGTCCTGGTAGGCGACAACCTCGACCTGTGCGAGTTCGGCAAATATCGCTACACACCAGCGTTCGCCCGCACCACCCAAGCCGCCATTGACCGTGCCACAGAACTGTGCGCACAAATCAGAACGCTCGCACCGAAAGCCCGCATCATCTGGATCGCAGGCAACCACGAAGAACGCCTCGGCAACATGATCCTTGACTCAGCCTCCGCAGCCTTCGGACTTCGACGTGGACACACACCGCACGACTGGCCTGTCATGTCAGTGCCATATTTGTGCAGGCTTGACGAGTCTGAGGTTGAGTACCTGAGCGGCTACCCAACTGGGGTGCATTGGGTGAACGAACGCCTGCACGTTATTCACGGCGACAAGGTTGCATCAGGTGGCTCAACTGCCCACAAGTATTTGGCAACCCAGAAAACCTCAGTCATCTTCGGCCACATCCACCGGCGCGAATGGGCTGAACGAACCAGAGACGACTACGACGGGGCGAGAACGATCTTGGCTGCATCGCCAGGCTGTTTGGCTAGAACCGATGGGGCTGTGCCATCGACCCGAGGTGGTCACGACTTGGATGGCCGTCCGTTGTACCGGTCAGAAGACTGGCAACAAGGTCTCGCAGTTGTCGAGTACGAACCTGGTGACGGCGACTTCAACCTTGAACTCGTACCCATCCGTGACGGTTGGGCAAGGTGGCGTGGCGTAGATTATTTGGCAGGCAAGCCATGACTATCGTGCTGGTGACTTGGGCTGACACTCATTCAGGTGGCACAGGCTGGACACCTATCTCAGACATCGACCAAGACGAATATCTCATCCAAACGTGCGGGTTCCTGTTGGCGACCAGCGATGGTGGCAAGGCTGACCATGTGACCGTCTTCCAATCCCGCACAGCTGATGACGATTTAGACCACATTCTGCACATTCCTGTGGCGATGGTGCGCAAGATTCAGGTCTGTAGCCCGCAAACCCTTACCCAGTAAGGCTCAAAAAATATCTCAGAATTGGCTTGCATTTGTCTTACAATGCCCCTAGATTGAAGTCATCAAGGAAATACCTTGAGTCTCAAAGGAGGGACATCATGCAAGCAGTTACCGAAACATTCTGGTCAGACCTTGGCGGTCGGATCGCATGCAATAAGCACATCGGAGTGGAAGCCTCAGCAAGATTGCAGAAGCGATCATCAGCCAAAACCATCACCACATCAATGACCAAGTGGTTCAAGATGACCGATGAGGAAGCAAGCGAGTTCTCCGAACTTGTTGGTCTTGACCACTCCATCTGCGAATCATGCAGGAGCGGACGATGAACCTCACCACAGACTCACAAGGCAACATCGTTTGTGCAGATCACTTGGATGCAAGTGTCATGAACAAACACGACCAATGCGAAACCTGTTTGGATGATGCTCACGAAGCCGAAATCCTCGCACGATGACCAAATATCCGACCCTTACCGTTCGCCTCCCCCAATACACCATTGATTGGGTGGAGGATGAATGCGCCAAATATGACCTAACCAAAGGCGAAATAGTCCGAGAAGCATTGAACCTCTACTACCAAACCAAGTACCACCCCACCGACTAGGCTGAGAAGCGGATCGTTCTGCGACCTCGGCGGGCGCATGGAACATCCCCCGCATCTCCCCTCCTTGGGTGCGGGTTATATATCGGACAAACGGAAGGCAACCTATTGAAACGCATTACCGCAATCGTCATATCCATATCCTCACTCACCTTCGGCTTAGGAGTAGCGAAAGCCACCCAAGCCCCCGAACCTCACCCAACCCACACCAGCATCCCACGCCACCTCAAAGAAGACCAGCCTCGCATCGTGTTTCAACACGGCGACATCAGTTGGCTCCCAATCCTTGCATCTCAGGCAGGATGGCCACGCAAAACATGGGCGAAACTAGGCACCATCATCCTTCGAGAATCAGGAGGATGCCCGAACCGTATCGGCTCCTCAATCGTTGACAAGAACTGCAACATCACGGGCTACACCAAAGCAACGAACAAGTCTGACTCAGGTCTGCTTCAGATCAACGGTGTCAACTACAACCTTGAACGCAACGACCGAGCTGCGGTATGTCTTGCAGGTATCGCATGCGAACAAGCCCCACTACTTGATGCCCTCACCAATCTCAAAGCAGGATTCGTCCTGTTCAAGATCGCAGGTTGGGATCCTTGGACTCCTCCACCTGGTGGTTGGTGACCATCCACCACTAAGTGCCACCTGTGTCCTACCTTGGAGTGACCTACTACAAGGAGGAAACATGGAGAGAAACAGAATCAAGATTGGTTGGACTACAGCACTGATCGCAGTTGGTTGGGTGTTGATGTTTATGCCATCAGCTGAAGACCTACCAGATGCCGAACCTGCCAGTCGGACAGATTGGATTGTTTGGATCGGGATCAATGTTGTTGCGTTGGGTGCGGTTCATTATTGGATATCGCAACCATCACGGGAACAGAAGCGTGAGGCTCGCACAGTAAAGACTGCACATCTTGTGGCTGCACGTCGCGCACAACTCAACGCTCGTCACAGTCATCCAACTGCACGATGAGCAACGCACACGTTGTCGATTTGTGGTCTGAAGGCGAAGGAGTCTTCAGACCTGACAGACCAAAATGGCAAGATCAAGCCCGATGTCGAGGGATGCTGGACTTGTTCTTCAACGAAGGCTCATCAATATCTATACGCAAAGCGAAAGAGATTTGTGCGATGTGTCCTGTGCGCAAACCGTGCTTGCAGTTTGCGTTAGATAACGAGGAGTATGGTGTGTGGGCTGGGACAACTACTGTTGAGCGTGGCCGTAGGAAACCGAACAAGCCGAGGAGAAGAATATGACATCACCACAGAAGCGCAAGGGTTCGTCAGCTGAGTTGGCTGTGGCGAAGTGGTTGCGCACTTGGGGTTGGGTGAATGCTGAGCGCAGTCGTGCCGGTTGGACGGATGATCGTGGCGACATTGACGGTGTTCCTGGTGTCTGCATTGAGGTAAAGAACTGCAAGTCGATTGATATTCCTGGTTGGCTTGGCGAGTTGGATGTGGAGATGGATAACGCTCAGGCTTGGACTGGGTGTGTTCTGGCGAAACGGCGTGGATCAACGGATGTGGATGACTGGTATGCGATTATGCCTGCCCGTTTGTGGGCTGAGTTGATGACCGTTGTGGATGCCGAATTGAACCCTGTGACACCCCCGAAGTAGACATACCCGCGCAGGCGTGAAAGACCTGCTATCTTGACCAATCTAAATAATTCCCAAAACTACAAGGAGACCCTGCACCATGACCGCCGAACAATTCCTGACCGAGGAAGCACCCAAAGATCGTTGGGGGCGATACAAGATTCAACACCCTGACACAGGCAAAGAACTTGGCTACACCCGAGTGACAACAATTGCCAAAACACTTGATGACACGGGTTCGCTTGCTGATTGGAAGACACGCATGGCGTTGACAGGCATTGTGAAACGTGCCGATCTTCTTGCACAGGCATCAACAGCGTTGGATGATCGAAGCAAACTGAACAAGATTGCCAACGATGCGATTGAAGCTGCTGGTGCTTACGGGCGAGCCAACCTTGGTACCGCATTGCATGCCATCACTGAACAGATTGATCGAGGTCAGAAGCCACAAATCCTGCAAGGTCTACAAGGAGACATTGAAACCTATGTCGCTGCATGTGCGGCATGGGATATGCGGATGCAGGCTGAGTGGATTGAGGTGTTGTTGATCAACGACGAACTTCAATACGCTGGCACAGCTGACCGCATCGTGCAGTTGCGTGACGGTCGTCTGGTCATCTTTGACTTGAAGACAGGCACCGATCTGTCGTACTCGTATGGTTCGATAGCAGTGCAGTTGGCTGCGTATGCGAACGCCGAATGGATTTATGACTGGCGCACCGGTGAACGCAAACCGCTCCCAAACCTGGACAAAACAGAAGGCATCATCTGCCACCTCCCAGCAGGAGAAGCAGACTGCAAGTTCTACACCGTTGACCTGGTCGCAGGATTAGACGCATTGAACATGTCAATCGCCACCCGTGAATGGCGCAAACGCAAAGACCTATTCAAGCCCTACAAGTTCTCCGAAGAGAAGCGGAGTGCCGACCAGCCTGTGGCCAGTCCGAAGCCACAGGCTGGAGGCGTTATCGCATCAGGTAACACCGCACTAGCAACACGAGCCGAATGGGTGAAACAACGCATCAGCGCACTCACCAAAGACGCTCAAGCCCTCCTCATCCTTGCCTGGCCTGCTGATGTACCAAAGTTGCAGAACTGTGACAACGATCAACTTGATGCGCTCATCAAAGCCATCGAACATGTTGAAGCTGATCATTCGTCACCGTTCTTTCAACCTGACCCAACGAAACCGAAGCCGAAGTCACGCAAAATCGCAGGCTTTGACAATCCGAAGGATGCGTACCCAGGATGATTGACGACATTGAAGGCACCATCTACGAGGTGCAAGTTCATGAGATGACTGCGCTCAGGCACATACGTCAAACCATTGAACAACTACCAGCGTCAACACGTCAGACATATATTGATCTGATTATCGAATCTGCATCAGCAGGCCGCTCAATCGGTCTGCATGCAGTGAAATCTCATCGGAGAATTGACATCGCCACAGGCATCCTGTGTCTGATGTTGGATCAACAATACGATGCAGAGTTAGTGATGGGCATCTGCTCGCACATCACGAAACAGCAATACACAAAAGCAGGAGAAGCACTAGCCAACCTTGATCATCGTCACGCAAAACAGTTCAAAACTGTTTGCCAACGAATCAAGAATGACGACCTGCATCTCATCTATAACCCAAAATCCAACAACTTCCAGATACAGGAGAAAGCATCATGACAGACATATTCCTAGGCGAAGGTGGGAACAAATATCCTGCCCTCAAGTTTGATACCGCAGGTGACAGCCACACAGGCAAAGTCATCGAGGTGAAGAAACTTGAAGACCGTGACCCAGCAGGCAACGTGAAGACATGGGACAACGGCGACACCCGCTACGTCTTCGTATTCACCATTACCACTACAGACGGCTTTGGCAATTTGTGGGCGCGTGGAAATATGGTGAAGGCGATAAGAGAGGCCGCAACCGCAGCTGGAGTCACCACAATGGTTGGCACCAACCTGTCAGTCAAGTTCACCGGACTCGGAGAAGCCAAGAAAGGCTTCAACGCACCGAAACTATTCAAAGCCAAAGTAGAAGCAGCCGCCAAGGACGACTCCGAATCAATGTGGTAAACCACTAACCCCAGTTCGGCAGGGTGATCAACCCCTGGCACCCTGCCGAACCTTTACTAAGAAAGACCACAGATGACGAAACAAGACATCATCAACGCCATCCAATTCCTAGAACGCAGTTGGGTAGGACAAGGTGACCAAGAACGACTATTCAAAACCATCGAAGCACTCAAACTAGAACTAGCCAAAAGGAGCAAACCCAAATGAACGACCTAGCCCTACAATTCGCTGAACTAGAAATCCGTGTATCGGAACTCCACACAGCACTCGAACGTGTCACCGAAGAACGCAACAACTACAAAGACACCGCCGACTCACTCTTCCGAGAACTAGAAGCCTGCAAAGTGACACTCACCCAAGCCCACTCAGACATCTCCCGCCTCCGTGTCTACCTAGCCCAAGGAGCAGAGCTGTGACCCGATATCAGCAAGGCACCTACGGTCTGTCACAAGACCTGCGATTCTGTCGCCAGCAAAGCATGGAACTGTCACGCGAACTTGCAGCGGTCAAAAAAGAACTAGAAGAAACCAAATACGAGTTGAACCTTCTGCGAGAAATCAACAAACATCTGGAGGCTTACGATGACCGCAGCTGACACATTCCCAGACGCGCCCTACACAGTCACCGTCCTCGCAGATCGAGACGGCGAAGCCCGCTGGGTAGGACACATCAAGAACCATGACATCACATCAGCCGCAGTTGCCGGTGGCATCTACCTTCTCATCATGCTTGACTCAGACGGCCTCATGCGCATCGCCACCAAACCTGGCACCGCATGGGACGCAACTTGGTCACCACCAATACAGTTGGAACGACGCTGATGGCTTGGATGAAGACAATGCACCAAGAATCCATCGACCACGAGTTCACCATTGCTGAACAGCGATACACCATTGCACTCCTAGAAGTGCAGGTGGCACGACTCACAGACACCGTCAACGAACTTCACGGCATGTTGCATGCGTTACGAATGGACACCCAATGATTCTCCAAGCCGAATGTTTGAAGTGTCAATCGTTGATTCGTCACGACCCGCAACGTGTCACAGGCTGCTTATGTGACCCAGACGCACCAACATGGATTGCTATCACCCCAGAAGGCCGCATGATGGCAGGCAGCCACAGCGAGTACCGGACAGCGAGCGAAGTCCATGACGACATCAGAACACAACCATGACGCTCCACTGTGTCCAATTCTCGACAGGTATCGGTTCAGCAGAAGTTGCATTCCGTGTACAAGAATTAGCACAACCTGACGACCGACTTGTCCTACTTACCGCAGACACAATGGTCGAGGATGAAGACAACTGGAGATTCGCCAACGACGTAGTGCAAGCCCTTTCCACACGCTGGGAATGGATAACCATAAGAGACGGACGAACCCCGCTCCAAGTTGGACGAGACCGCAAAGTCGTACCATCAGACAGACTTGCAGTCTGTAGTCAAATACTCAAAAGAGATGCACTCAACAAATGGATCAAACACAACTGCGATCCAGCAACCTCAATCATCTACCTTGGCTTTGACTGGACAGAACCACACCGGCACAACCGAGCAGAACCACTATGGCTTCCCTACAAAATTGACTCACCACTCATGCGTGAACCATACATAGAGAAACCCGCCCTACTAGATAAATATCACAAAATGGGAATCACACCACCACGCCTCTACTCAGTCGGCTTCAGCCATGCCAACTGTGGCGGTGCGTGTGTCAGGGGTGGCCAAGCAGCTTGGAAGATGTTGCTGGATTGGAATCGTCCTCGATTCCTTGAATGGGAAATCGAAGAACAGAAGAGTCGTGACTACCTCAACAAGGATGTGGCAATGTTGAAAGAAACTAAAGATGGAAAGACAACACCACTGACCTTGAGACGATTCAGGGAACGACTAGAGGATCAGCCAACCATGTTTGACAAGGACGATTGGGGAAGTTGCGGATGTTTTATGGATGAGATCAAATGACCTTGCCTGGACTCACTCGACTCAACCCATGCCCGTGCAGACAGCCGATACCTGCTAAACCATTGTGCGGAGATAGAGGAGTTGAAGACGATGACTGAAGACCCGATAGCAGAATACATTGATGCCTGCACCGAAGGAATGTGCGATGCCTATGTTGTCATCGCAACTGTGCAACGTGCGTCAGGTCAGCCGTCCTTCTGGATAACAACACTGAAGAATCAGACCGCATCAACTACTCTCGGTCTACTCGAATCAGCGTCAGCTGCCGAGAAGTACCGTATTGCCAGATCGTTTGAAGTAATGGACGAAGACTAGAAACATTCCTTGAGGAGGGAACATGAAACGAAAAACGAAAAGATACACAGTCAAAGAACTCATCAACCTATTCCCACCAGACTTGGGTGCAGGAGCCATCGCAGATCACTTCGGTGTTGTTCGCACCACAGTCAGCAAATGGCGCAACGACCCAAACATCACCATCAGCGAATATGCAGCTGACAAATACGCCATCAAACTTGGCATCCACCCAGCAGAACTATGGATGACCTGGATTGACGACGGGGTTAACGCATGAAAGTACTCAGCCTCTTCAGCGGTGTCGGCGGATTTGACATGGGCTTAGAAAACGCAGGCATGGAAACAGTGTTCCAATGTGAATGGGACAAACACGCCAACAGCATCCTGCATCGTCATTGGCCTGATGTCCCCAAATGGGATGACGTATCAACGCTGACAGGCAAACACATCCTTGCCAACGCAACAGTCGTTGATGTCGTTGCATGGGGTTCGCCATGCCAAGACCTCTCAGTCGCAGGCAAACGAGCAGGCTTAGAAGGTGGCCGATCCGGCTTATTCCACGAGGGCATCAGAATCATCAAAGAACTACAGGAGGAAACTAATGGACAATATCCAAGAATCTCTATTTGGGAAAACGTCGTCGGGGCACTCAACTCCAACGGAGGTGCTGACTTCGGGGTCATCCTCAACGAAATGGCTCAAGCAGGGGCGTTGGCAATCGAATGGGCAGTGCTGGACGCACAATACTTCGGAGTACCCCAACGACGAAGGCGCGTGTTCGTCATCGCTATCTTCGATCCTGTCCTCGCCAACCGAAGTCCAAACCCGCTACTACCTGTCGCCGAAAGCTTGCCAGGGCATCTTGCGAAGAGCAAACCGAAGAGGCAAAGTGCTGCCATCAAGACTTCAACAAGCGTTGGAATCGGTAGTCGTATGCGAGGCTTCGGTGACTACATAAGCGACGACACGGCTTCGGCAATTAAAGCAAGAGATTACAAGGATGCGACTGATCTGGTGGTGAACGAATGTTTTACATCATCCTCATTTGCGCAATATCAAGAAGGCGTAGGAACACTCCGTTCAAACGGTGGTGACTTAGGTGGTGGCAGTGAAACATTGCTGGCGTTTAATACCCAGTTTGGTAGCAACGCCAATGTGACAGAAGATGTGGCACCAACCTTGAAATCATCACAACAATCACCGAGCGTGGCCTATCCGATAGACACCCGAAACGCTTTGCGTGACCCCGATAAATATGATGCACAAAACCGTCAAGGCTTAGGCATCGGCAACGATGGCGACCCTATGGCAACACTTACCTCAGCCCACGTGAACGCCGTTGCCTACGATGAATACAACGACACCACGAATGAGGTGCATCATGCGCTTCGTGCAGGAACCAAACAATCAACAGGTGTACTGCTTGGCAGTGAAGTCGCTGCAACATTGCGATCCGGCGGTGACGGAGGCGTACCATCAAGCCGAGGAGAACACCTAGTCACTGAACCAACGATGGCGGTGCGTCGACTCACCCCACTTGAATGTGAACGGCTGATGGGATGGCCAGACAACCACACCCTCACCAAAGCCGACGGCACCACCCAAGCCGACACGCACAGATACAAACAATGCGGCAACGGTGTTGCGTCACCCGTAGCCCAATGGATAGCCAAACATCTTCTCAACATCTAACGAAAGAACCCTGCACAAATGAACACATTAGATATCGCGCTCAGCTACGCCCAGAAGGGCATCAGGGTTATCCCTATCAAACCAGGTCACAAATACCCTGGCATTGAGGCTTGGCAGACTAAGGCGACCACAGACGTTGACACGATCAAGGCTTGGTGGGGTGGGGAGTATGCCACCTACGGGATTGGTATTGCGACAGGTCGCACCCAGCACGGGCAGGTGTTTGTGGTTGATGTGGATGATCGTGAGCAGTACCGAGGGTCAGACACGCTGCATGACCTGCAAGAACGCTATGGGAAGCTGCCAGACACGGTGGAGGCAATCACCGGCACCGGTGGCCGTCACCTGTACTTCTATGCGCCAGTCGAGATTAGAAATGATGCAGGCTCACGCCTAGGAGTCGGCTTAGACATTCGTGGTGAAGGCGGCCAAGTCTTAGCCCACCCAACCTTGCACCCCAACGGCCGCCGGTACGAATGGGAAGACGGCCATTCACCCACAGACAGGAAGCCCGCAGACGCACCACAGTGGCTCCTAACGCTCCTCACCAGCCAACCCGCAATGTTCACACCCAAAGACCAACCAGACACGTTCCTGAACGATCCCAACACCCCCTCAGCCCGATACAACGCCCAAACCACATGGGATGACCTACTCACCCGAGACGGCTGGACACTCGCCAAGACAGACCGACACGGCGAACAACACTGGGTTCGACCAGGGAAAGACCCACGAGACGGCACCTCAGCCACCATCGGCCACAACGGCAACGACGCACTCATCGTCTTCACCAGCTCCATCCCTTGGCTACCAGAAGGCGGATACAACCGCTTCGGCTACATGGCAGCACGAGACCACAACGGCAACTGGAAACAAGCAGCCCAAGCCTACCTAGCCACCACAGAAGGCAAACTTGAACCAGTCACCCCCATCCCAACAGGTGACGAAATGCTTGACATGCTCATCAACTGGAAAGACTTCTGGACACAAGAACACACCACAGAAGACTGGATCTGCAAACCACTCATAGCCCGAGGCAGACAGACCGCCATCTTCGCCGGAGCTAAGACAGGCAAATCTTGGCTCACCTTGAATGCTGTCGCAGCTTTAGCCACAGGAAAACCCATCCTCGGACAAGCAGCACAACCACCAGTCCATTGCCTGTACTTGGATTATGAGATGATCGAGTCCGACCTCTACGAACGCCTAGAACAATTCGGCTACACAGAAGACGACGACCTCTCCCACTTCCACTACGCCATCATCCCCTCACTCCCACCACTTAACACCACCGAAGGTGCCTCAGCCCTCATGCACCTCATCAACCTGGTCAAGGCTGAGGTCGTGGTGATAGACACCACAGGACGCGCCATTGACGGTGAAGAGAACTCAGCTGACTCCTACCGTGAGTTCGCCCGCACCACAGGCCTAGCCCTCAAGCGAGGAGGCGTAGCATGTGTGCGCACCGACCACGCAGGCAAGAACGCCAAGTTAGGTCAACGAGGATCATCAGCCAAGAACGATGACGTAGACATCGTCTTCCAACTCATAAAGACCGATGACGGCCTCAGACTGAAGCGCACCCACACACGCATCAGCTGGGTACCAGACAACATCGACCTCATCGTCGAAGACTTTGATGACATCATCAACATCAGACTGAAGACCAAAGAACGCACAGGCTTTACAACCCAAGAGATAGCCCTAGCCAAACGCCTAGACGACCTCGGCTACCCAACACACATGGGAGTCAACGAAATCATCCGGCAAGCCAAAGAACAAGGCATCACACTCGCCCGCAAAACCACAATCTCCCGAGCCGTCCAATGCCGCCAACTACCATCACCAGACCCCCTCAACACGGGAACCACCCTCGGGAACCACCCCACAGAACCCAACGGGTACAAGGGAACCAGTGTGTGTAACGTAGTTACACCACAGTTCCGTACTGAGCCTGACAACGACCAATCAAATCCTGATCACGACAACATCATGCCCGACGAACTCTGGTAACCCCAGCCCACCCACCCCACCCAACCATGCCCATCCAACGCCCATGTCTTGACTGTCATCGACTCACATCAAACCAAAGAAGATGCGACGGGTGCCAGGTGGTCTGGCACCAGCAACACCCCAAAGGCAAGCGAACAAAGTACTCAGGCAACTACCAACAACGAGCCAAATGGGTCAGAGACAACGCCACCATCTGCTGGATATGCAACCAAGGCGCAAGACCCGACGACCCTTGGACTGCCGACCACATCTACCCAGAAGACGACTCAATCCTTCTCGCAGCTCACCGCTCATGCAATTCGTCGCGTGGCAAACCAAGGCCGACCACATGAACCCCCCCACGTCATCTCGGGGGGTGGCTTTGTCTTGGGCAGCCCTAGGCGGGAAAGACCCCAAGCCGTGCGCAAGACGCGCACCCGCGAAACTAGGGTGTTTCCTATGATCGCCGCCGACCTCACATCACTTGCATTCGCCATCGACCAGTTGCAGTTGCTCCCAGGCAATCCGCGACGTGGAGACATCGAGGCGGTGAAGCGCAGCCTTGACGCATTTGGCCAGCGAAAGCCCATCGTGGTTCGCCGGTCTGACAACGTGGTCATTGCAGGTAACCACACTTTGCAAGCTGCGCAGGCTTTGGGTTGGGATGAGATTGCGGTGGTGTGGGTTGACGATGATGATGTCACGTCTAAGGCGTTTGCGTTGGCCGACAATCGAACGGCAGAACTTGGCGACTATGACGAAGAGGCGTTGGCTGATTTGATCAACGATGTTGGCTCGCTGAACCCTGGTCTGCTGGAGTCGTCAGGTTGGGATGACAAAGCTGTTCAGGAGTTGTTGGATCGGGTTGAGCAGATTGAGTTGCCAACTGATGTCGATGATGTTCCAGAGCATGTGCCTGCTGTTTCTAAGTTGGGCGATGTGTGGTTGCTAGGCAAGCATCGAGTGATGTGCGGTGACAGTCTTGTGGTTGCCAATCTTGATCTACTTATGAAAGGCAATAAGGCTGGTTGCGTTCTGACTGATCCACCATACGGAATTGATTTGAATACCGACTACACACAAATGCCAGATAGAACCGTGAAGGGTGTCAAGTATTCCAAAGTGATCGGTGATGATAAGCCATTTGATGCTTCACTTCTTAGAACATACTTCAATGATGTTGATGAACAATTTTGGTGGGGTGCGAATTATTACAGAGCAACATTGAGCAATAAAGACCTTGATGGCTCATGGTTGGTTTGGGATAAACGTAATGAAGGAAGTGACAAGGTTCTTGGGAGTGGATTTGAACTTTGTTGGTCTGCAACTAAACATAAACAAGATCTGTTGCGTTACCTATGGAATGGATTTACTGCAAAAGAAAAGAATGAGAAGCGAGTGCATCCAACGCAGAAGCCGATTGCTTTGATAGCTGAAATCATTGAACGCTGGTCAGGCAAGGGTTGCGTGGTCGTTGATCTGTTCGGTGGTTCAGGTAGCACCCTGATCGCAGCGCAAGAGACAAACCGCATCGCTTACCTGATGGAACTTGATCCGCACTATGTGGATGTGATTTGTGCCCGATACCAGAAGCACACTGGTGTTCTGCCGGTGTTAGAGTCGTCTGGGAAGGTTCACGACTTCCTCAATGTCTAAGCCTGTTGGTCGTCCTCCGAAGCCGGTTGAGCAGAAGCGGCGGGCTGGGAATCCTGGGAAGCGTCCGTTGCCTGATGTGGTGATTGCGATTCCGACTTCTGCTGTTGCGCCTGAGCCGCATCGGCCGTTGGGTTCTGCTGGTCGCCAGTTTTGGGAGCGTGTGTGGAATGTTGGGTTTACTTGGATCAGCCCTCAGATGGATGTTGAGTTGTTGCAGATTGTTTCGGAGCAGATTGATGAGCGAGCTGCTCTGCGTGTGAAGGTTTTGCGTGAGGGTGATTGGCGTGATCGGTCTGCTCTTCGTGCGTTGGATTCTCAGGTGTTAGATTGTTTATCCCTGCTCGGATTTACTCCTGTTGATCGAGCGCGGCTTGGCTTCGTGGAGGTGAAGATCCAAAATGAACTTGAACAATTCCGTGAACGTAAAGCAGCCAGACGCACCGACGTGGTCAACGTCGAGGAGATACGAGACTTCTGACGGTGATTTGGTTGCCGACTTTGCGGCAACTTTCATGCGTGTCAGCAAGGGTGTGGCGGCTGGTGAGCCGTTGGATTTGACTGCTTGGCAACGGGATTTGATGGAGGCTTTGTATGAGCGTCGGCCTGATGGGCTGCTTCGATATCGGCGCAGTTTGATTGGTTTGGCTAGGAAGAACGGCAAGTCGCTTCTTGGTTCCCTGGTTGCTTTGTACGGTTTAATTGAGGGTGAGTCTGGGGCTGAGGTGTATTCCGCTGCTGGTGACCGTCAGCAGGCACGAGTGGTATTCAATGAGGCGAAGTGGCAGGTGACCCAGTCGGCTGCGTTGTCAAGTATCTGCAAGGTGTATCGAGATGTGATTGAAGTTCCGTCCACCGGTGCGATCTATCGCGTGTTGTCTAGTGACGCCAAACTTCAGCAAGGCCTCAATCCTTCGTGTGTCGTATTTGACGAATTACACGTTCAGAGAGACTCAGAGTTGTGGGATGCGTTGACCTTGGGTTCCGGTGCTCGACGCGACCCGCAGATCGTGGCGATCACGACCGCAGGCTACGACTTTGACACCATCTGTGGCCGTCTGTACAACTATGGCAAACGCGTCATCTCTGGCGACCAGGACGATGAGCGGTTCGGGTTCTTCTGGTGGGAAGCACCAGAGGGTTGTCCCATCTCAGACCGTGACGCTTGGGCGGCTGCGAACCCGAACCTAGCTGAAGGCTTGCTGGACTTGGAGGACATGGAGGTCAGTATGAATCAGACGGCTGAAATCCCGTATCGCAGATACAGGCTGAACCAATGGGTCAGACAAGAGGATTCGCCCTGGTTGCCGATGGGCGGGTGGGAGCAGTGTCAGTCTGAGTTGGGGTTGGATGCTGAGTTGCCTGCGTTTGTTGGGATTGACATGGCGTTGAAGCATGACTCGATTGCTGTGGTTGTTGCTCAGCCGCGTGATGGTCGGATTGTGGTGCGGGCAAAGATTTGGCATCCTGATGCGCATGCGATGGATGTCGCAGCTGTTGAGGCTTATCTGCGTGAGTTGCATCTGAACTTCAATGTGCGCGAGTTCGCCTATGACCCTGCGTTCTTCCAACGCACCGCTGAGGTTCTAGCCGATGATGGTTTGCCGATGGTTGAGTTTCCTCAGTCTGCTCAACGCATGGTGCCTGCGATTGGCACGTTGTATGAGGCGATTGTTGGTCAGGTGTTGGCTCATGATGGTGACCCGATGTTCACTGATCAGGTGTTGTCGGCTGTGCCACGTCAAACGGATGCAGGTCTGAGACTGTCCAAAGGTAAATCAAAGCGCAAGATCGACGCTGCGATTGCGTGTGCGATTGCTGTTGATCGTGCAACTCGTCGTGAAGAGGTCGCACCCGTGCCTGGTTTCTTTGTAGTCTAGGAGCATCATGATTCTGTTGATGGAACTATTCGCCGCATCACTCATCGCAGTTGGGATATTCTTGTTGTCAATCCCTATCGGCCTGATCTTTGTCGGGTCTGTATTTCTATTGTTTGCCTTCGCTATTGAGCGCGGGAAGAAAGAGGCGAGGAAGTAATGCTGTCACGACTCTTGAACAATGGAGGTGAGCAACGCGCAGTTTCATTCCAATCGCTGTTCGCATTAGGCGACGGCTTCTCGATGACAACCAATTCTGGAACTGTCATCACCCAGCAAGATTCGTTGAAGATCGAGGCTGTGTATTCGTGTGTGCGAATCATTGCCGATTCAATCTCCACTTTGCCAGTTGACACATACATTCGTGTCGGTGCTGAGCGTCAAGCGTTCCGCCCACGACCAATGTGGTTGGATAGCCCTGAGTCTGGTATCACCCGCACCGAACACTTCCAGCAGGTGTTGGTGTCGTTGCTGTTGAACGGCAACTCGTTCACTCGTATTGTGCGTGACGATCAGGGTGTGGCCGCGCTTGTGGTGTTGAACCCTGAGAAGGTTGAATGCACCCGCAACCGTGAGACACGTCGTCCAGAGTTTGTGTATGACAACCGTGATGTGATCCCACTTGAAGACATGATCCACATCACTGAGCTGCGTTTGCCTGGTGACATGCGTGGCCGTTCCCGCATTGATCTCGTCAAAGAGAATCTAGGTTTGGCTAAAGCGTTGGAAGAGTTCGCTGCACGTTTCTTCGGTCAAGGCTCAAGTGCTTCCGGCATCATCGAGTTCCCTGGCAACTTGACTCGTGAGCAGGCGAAAGATTTGGTGAATGGCTTTGAGGAAGGTCATCGAGGGTTGCGTCGTTCACATCGACCAGGCATTCTGTTCGGTGGCGCAAAGTTCACCAAGACCACAGTGGACAACGATTCTGCACAGTTCTTGGAGTCACGTCGTTTCGCCATTGAAGAGATTGCTCGTATCTTCCGTGTGCCACCAGCAATGCTTGGACACAACTCGGCTGGGGCGATGTCGTATGCGTCGGTGGAAATGAACGGCATCAACTTCGTCACCCACACTCTGAGGCCGTACATCTCCAAGATCGAAGACGGCTACCAGAAGTTGCTCAACGGTCGAGCATTCTTGAAGTTCAACGTGGACGGTCTATTGCGTGGCGATCAGGCTTCCCGCTATGCGTCATTCTCTACAGGTCTCCAGTCAGGCTTCTTGTCAATCAACGACATCCATCGCATCGAGGACATGTCACCTGTGATTGGTGGCGATTCGTATCGTGTGCCACTAGCGAATGTGGACATTGGTGCGGCGAACTTGGCTGAACTAGATAAGAAGTCTGTGATTGCTCAGCGTCTTATCCTCGCAGGCTTTGATCCTGCTGAGGTGATGAGTGCTTTGGAATTGCCATCTATCGCGCACACTGGTGTCCCATCAACCCAGTTGCAGCCATTGGCCACGATCAACCCTGCCGATCCTGCCGCAGCTTACGAAGTGAAGTCACAGAACATGGACATCAACATGCCTGAAGTGGTGCTGAACTACACGCCACCAGCAGTGAATGTTCCTGCACCTGTGATCAATGTGCCTGAGACTGTGGTTCGTGTCAACATCCCAGAGTCACGGCCTACTGTGCGCACTGTTGAACGTGACGCTGAAGGACGCATTCTGACAATCACCGAAAGGGTTGAAGACTAATGGCACACGGAATCGGTGCATATCTTGGCAACGCTTGGCTGAATGCTTTGGGCAACAACACATCGTTCGCTGTTGCACAGGTGTATGTGAAACTTCATGTCGGTGATCCTGGTGCTAATGGGACTGCGAACCCTGCAACTGAGACAACACGCAAGGCTGTGTCGTTTGGGGTGGCTTCGGCTGGTGTGTTGACTTCTGATGACGATGTGACTTGGACGAACATTGCTGGGTCTGAGGATGCCAATCATTTCACAGCTTGGGATAGTTTGACGACAGGCAACTTCTTGTTCTCTGGAACGATTACTGCGAACCCGTATGATGCTGGTGATACCTATGCGATTGACGCTGGCAATCTCACCGCTTCGTTGACGCTCGCCTCATAGGTTTGTGATGGCCGTTCAACGGTTCGTTCTCGACTCAACCACACTTGACAACACAGGCTTCGGCCTTGATGGTGGTGCCGCGTTCATTCTTGACTCGTCAGCTCTTGACGGTGACCGAGTCTTGGATGGTGGCGAGTTTCTAACTGTTGCAACTGCGGCATCGACTCTTGGTGGCCTTGCAAGTACGGCCACTGCAACTGTGGTCAAGGTGGCGGTGGCTTCGTCGGCGTTGGGTGGTTTGGTTGCGGCTGCGCAGGCCAAGACAAGGAAGGCTGCTGTTGCGGTGGCGAGTTTGGGTGAGCTTGATGCTTCTGCCACGACGAAGGTTGCCAAGGATGTGATTGCTGAGGCAACTTTGGGTGGGCTTGACGCAACTGCCACAACGAAGGTCAAGAAAGATGTGGTCGCTGCGGCCAGTCTTGGTGGTTTGGATGCCACTGCTACAGCACAGGCTTCGCCTCCTGCACCTCCACCGGTTGATGACGGTGTGGGCTATCAGCCCTACACGCAGCCGAGACCGAAGCCGAGACCGAAGCCCAAAGAGATTCCGATTCAGATCAATGAACCAAAGAAGCCACGTCTGGTGTCTGCTGTCGGGTCGAGCATGCTGGGTGGTGCGGTCATCGCTGCAACAGGTTTGATCACATTCAGCATCTTGGATGACGATGCTGAAGTATTGTTGTTGATCTGATGCCTTATTTCATTACAGACAAAGCGGAGGGCTGCGCCGGTTGGGCAACCATCAAGGATGACGGTGAAGTCATTGGTTGCCATACGACGAAGCAGGATGCGATTGATCAGATGGTTGCTTTGTCGATTGCTGAAGATATGGAACCTGGTGGTGAACGTGCGTTGCCGGACAACTATCGGCCTGCGTTGTCACCTGATGTTCCTGAAGGTCGAGCATGTGGGAACTGTGCGTTCTACAACGAAGATGATGTTCAAGGTGAGGGCGACAATCTGAAGGCTTGGTGTGAGCGTTGGGATGCGTATGTTGATGGCGGTTTCTATTGCAACGCCTGGCAACCCCACGAAGACGAGGAAGAGGAAGAAGACGAGATGGAAGATGAGGTGCGTCAAGTTGCACTCAATCTGCCAACGTACATTCGCAACGCAGCTCGCAAAGGTTTGGACTACTACGGTCAAGGCTTGGCTGGTGACGGTTTGGTTGAGCGCACAGTGCGTGAGGCTCGTGACATGGCCAGAGGTGACATCACAGAAGACAAGGTGATTCGCACCAATGCTTGGGGTGCGCGACATCTAGTCGATCTTGATGCACCAAAGAACTCTGATGCTGACAACGATGAGTTCCCTGGTGCCGGTGCTGTGGCGTTCTATTTGTGGGGAATCAACCCGCTTGATCCTGAGCCTGCGATGAATTGGTTCATGTCGAAGGCTGAGCAGATCAAAGATGAACGGGCTGATGCTCCGGCACCGAAGAAGGATCAGATCGTTGGTTCGGAGAAGAATCCTCCAGGTTCAGCCAAGGCTCCTGCTGGTGCTTCCACGATTGAGTTGTCTGAGGCGATTGAGACAGGTTTGAAGAATAAGGCTGATGAACACAATGATTCTGTTGGGGATAACCCTGGCAAGCGGGCAACGGTTGGGATGTTGCGCACCGTGTTCCGTCGTGGTGCTGGAGCGTATTCGACTTCGCATCGTCCAGGTATGACTCGTGATCAGTGGGCTTATGCCCGTGTAAATGCGTTCCTGTATTTGTTGCGCAATGGTCGGCCAGAGAATGATGCTTACATCGGTGACAACGATCTGCTTCCGAAGGCTCACCCCAAATCTTCTAGAATGCTGAGTTCATTTCCTGTTAGTCTTTCAAACATGGAAGAACAGGTTGAAACACGCCGCGTCACGTTCAACGAGTTTGAGTTGCGAGCAGACAAGTCTGGCGACGGTATGTCGTTCACAGGTTATGCCGCAGTATTCAATTCTGATTCCGAGCCTTTACCGTTTATTGAGCGGATCGCACCTGGTGCGTTCAATAAGTCCCTGAAGTCTCGGAACAATATCCGCATGTATATGAACCACGATTCAAGCATGCTTCTCGCCACAACACGCGCAAAGACTTTGCGTCTTTCAGAAGATTCCAAAGGTTTGCTCGTGGATGCCAGTTTGCCTGACACCACTGTTGGCCGTGACCTGTCCGTGTTGATGCAACGCAAAGACGTGGACTCGATGTCTTTCGGTTTCACTGTTCCTTCAGGTGGTGACAAGTGGTCGGATGACGGCCAGTACCGTGAACTGCGTCAGATCAAACTGTATGAAGTTTCGGTCGTCACAGGCTTCCCAGCGTATTCGGCAACATCTGCATCGGTAAGGTCGTTTGATGCGCTTGCTACCCGAACCGGCATCGACGCTGATCGGCTTGCTGTAGCGATCACCAACCTTGAAGCAGGTCAAACATTGTCACCAGATCACGCAGCGTTGCTTCGTGAAACAGTTGCCAAACTAGAACCAACACCACAGGCTGCGCCAGCCCACATCGGCATCATGGCGAAGCACCTTGAATTGTTGAAGAAGACCGTCTAATCTTCTAGTACTGCATTGTTCAGCGGAGCCGCTGCAATGTTGCTGATTGCGGAGCCGCATCAGGTTGAGTTGAGTTCTCCCTGCGTACCCCTATCCGTAATCAAACTGAAAAGAGAAATATCATGAAAGAATATCTAGACCGTCAAGTTGAAATCCGTCAACGCGCATGGGACGAAGCCAAGTCAATCTTGGACAAAGCCACTGCCGAGAAGCGTGATCTCACAGCAGAAGAATCACAGACCTACGACCGCATCAACAAGGAACTCGATGACCGCGCAGCGACCATCGCAAAAATCCGTGAAGATGAAGCTCGTGAACTGCGTTTCGATGCAGCAACCCGCGAAATCTCCGACCAGGTTCGCCCAGTCGCATCCGCACCAGCAGCCGATGACGCAGCAATCATGCGTTCATTGACCAAGGGCGAGATTCGCAGCGCACACTTTGAGAAGCGCGATGTCATCAAGACCCAAACTGGTTCGCCAGTCCCAACGTCGTTCTACGACCAAGTCATCGGCCTCGCCCGTATGGCTGCACCAGTCCTCCAAACATCAACGGTGTTGAACACCAATGGTGGAGAGAACTTGCAGATTCCATCACAGGCGCAGTACTCGACGGCAGCAATCGTTGGCGAAGCAACTGCAATCGCAGAATCCGATCCAGTGTTCAACTCCTTCATCACGATGTCGGCCTACAAGTACTCGTTCCTTGTACAGGTCTCCCGTGAAATGATCGAAGACGCAGGCGTGGACATTCTGTCCTTCATCGCAAGCCAGGCTGGAGCCGAACTCGGCTTCCGTGTTGGTGCAGCTTTGACCACAGGTTCCGGAACCAACCAGCCAAAGGGCATCGTCACAGCATCGTCTGTTGGCGGTACCGCAGCAGGCACGGCAGTTCTTGCAGGAAACGAACTTATCGACCTCTACTACAGCCTTGATGGTGCAGCTCGCAACCTTCCAGGTGTTGGCTGGATGATGAACGGTAAGACCATCGCTTCGGTTCGCAAGATCAAGTCAACTGACGGCATCTACTTGTTCAGCCCATCGCTGGCAGTTGATGTCCCAGACACCTTGCTCGGCAAGCAAATCTTTGAGAACCCAGCAATGGCCGACCTTGCCACAACAAGCAAGAGCGTCATCGTTGGACACCTACCTTCGTACTATGTGCGACAAGTTGGTGGAATCAAGATTGATGTTTCGGATGACTTCGCATTCAGCGCAGACCTCCGTACGTTCCGTTGCACATTCCGTGTTGACGGCAACTTGCCACAAACATCACACATCAAGCACCTCCTCCAGCCATAAGGCTGAAGGGGACTTGATCCCCATAAATCCCCTAGGCTTAGGGTCGCAACGAACACGCAGGGCGTTGCGACCCTATTTCTATTTACCCTGCTACTGCGAAGGAGAAGGAAGTGAAAGATGCTCGTCATCATCAAGGGAACACCAATCGACCTACCCGACCTGGAGGCGACCCTGCTCTTGCAGCGGGGCGTGGCACACTTGCCCGAAGTGGCAGACTTGCCAACACCAACCGACTCAGGACGCTCTGGTATTCCAACGCGCCCTTCACGCACTCCGGCTACGGCCAACAAACAGCGCAAATCGTCCCAAGGCTCACGCAAGAAGGACACGAAGTAGCGATCCACGCAATGTATGGACTGGAAGGTTCAACATCAATGTGGAACGGTGTCAAGATTTATCCGCGAGGGAACGCACCATATTCCGATGACATCATGGTTGCGCATTGGATGGATTGGGCTAACGGCAACAAAGACATCCCACCAATCCTGATGACTCTGTTTGATGTGTGGGTGTTCAAATCTCCATCGTTTGATCTGTGTCCGAACATCGCTTCATGGGTTCCAATAGATCACTCACCTTGTCCAGAGGATGTGTTGCGTTGGTGTGCGCGTCCGAACGTGAAGCCGATAGCGATGTCTAAGTTCGGTGGGCAGATGTTAGATCAGGCAGGCATCGAACACTTCTACGCTCCTCACGGTATTGAACCTGTGTTCAAGCCAACAAAGAAATATAAGAGTTCTACAGGTGAGGCAACTGGCCGTGAACTGATGGGCATACCTGAAGACAAGTTTGTGGTCATGATGAATGCAGCGAACAAGGGTGCGAACCCTTCACGCAAATCGTTTGGAGAGAACTTGTTGGCGTTCGGCATCTTCGCCAAGACTCATCCTGACGCAGTCATCTATCTGCATGTCGAGCGTGATGGTTCATCTGGTGGGATCAGTGTGCTTGATCTGATCAAGGCAGTTGGGCTTGAGGAACATCAGTACAAGATCGTTGACCAGTACGCCTATCGGATTGGGTTCCCGCAAGAGGCTTTGGCTGCGATGTATTCGGCAGCTGACGTGTTGTTGTCTTGCTCGATGGGTGAAGGGTTCGGGTTGGCGGTCATTGAGGCTCAGGCTTGTGGCACTCCTGTGATCGTTTCAGACTTCACGGCTCAGCCTGAGTTGGTTGGGTCTGGGTGGAAGGTGGATGTGCAGCCGTTCTGGGATGCCCATCAGAAAGCATGGTTCTGCACCCCACAGGTTCCTTCCATCGTGGATGCCCTCAGACAGGCCTATAACGCTCCTAGAGGTGTGGACAAGACCGCTGTGGACTTTGCCCAAGGGTACAACGCAGACACCGTCTACGAGGCTCACTGGAAGCCGATCATGAAGGAGCTGCATGAATGGTGCCTGTCATCATCATCCCCGTCCTGAACCGGTATGACCTACTGGAACGGTGCCTGCAATCCATTGACTATCCCGTTGAACATCTGATCATCATTGACAACGGCGGCGAGTCCAGCCTGCAATTTTATCCTTGGGTTATTGACCGCAGATTGGTCAGTAACTATCACGTCTGGTCAATGCCAACCAACCTCGGTGTCGCACCATCATGGAATCTTGGTATCAAAGCAACCCCTCACGCACGAGGCTGGATCATGTTGAACTCGGATGCTTGGTTCAAGCCTGGACAACTGCAACATTTCTACGATGACTGCCAAGATGACATGATTGTTCGCACTGAACGGAACTGGTCGTGTGTGTGGGTTGGGCAGGATGTGGTCAGCAAGATCGGTCTATTCTCGGAATGTTACGTTCCCGCCTACTTTGAGGACAACGACTATGAGCAACGTGCGAAAGCATTCAACATCTCTGTCATGGTTTCGGATGCTGAAGTTGAGCATGATAATTCGTCAACGCTCAAGGCGAACCCTGCGTTTGGCGAGAAGAACAACCGCAGCTTCGCAGACAACAGCAATCTCCACGACTTGCGATGGCGGTCAGG